GAGTTTTTACGGAAAGGATGGTATCTATCCAATGGGTGCCACCCTCACTCAGGTCAAGCAGTCAACCGCAACTCTCAAGAAAATTCTGAAACTCAAAGGTGAAGAGTTCTGTGGTGACAGTATTGATCGTGAACTTGTGCGTGACCTTATGATCAACAAATACAAACTGCAAATCAAATGAAATATAAAGTTACGATAGAAACTCTCAACGGAGAATGCTTTCAAGAGACTGTGGAATCTAACTCTAAATCTTCTGTTCTCTGCGATCGTATCTTTAATCAAACTCCAAACGTCCGTTCTGTTGAAGTAAAACCCGCTTAATTATGGCACTCTCCAACGACACAATCATCAAACTCTCTGAGGCACTTTCTCAGGATGTTGCAGATTATATTACCGATCATCACGAGTTCTTTGATCTGATGGTTCAGTTGATTCCTGAGGCAATTACTGCTAAACTGGGTGATGTAGATGATATGGTGCTTGCCGAACTTTCTATGTGTATTTCTGAACGTCTTGTATTGAAAGGTGTATGATTGGAATGATTGCTGGATTGACTTGTGGAATCGCTACCTTTTATGGTATGGGTGATGGATTCCACGGACAAACAACTGCAAATGGAGAACGATTTGATGCTTACCGTTGGACTGCTGCTCATCCTTACCTTCCTATGGGAAGTAAGATTAGAGTTACAAACCAAGACAACGGAAAGCAAGTGATCGTAAGAGTGAATGATCGTGGACCATATTCGCACGCAGACCTAGACCTATCATATTCTGCATTTGCTCATATTGAATCCGCAAGCAAAGGTAATGCTACTGTTTGTTGGAGAGTTGTGGGGTGAACAAAGATAAACTCTATCTTACAATCACTCTTGGTATATTCTTCCTACTTGACATTGCAGTTATAGTTGGTATACTATTACACGGTAAGGCAAATTTCACTGAATTGATTAAACATCTCAAATGAAAAAGTTTCTTCCTATTCTTTTCCTTCTGTTCTCTTCTCCTGCCTTTGCTCAGGACCAAACAGTTAAACAAAAAACATATCGCCCATTTCGTTATGAAACTCCTTGTGTATTGGAAGCAGGTATCCAAACCTATCCTGATGTCTGTGTGGTGATTGAAACCCGTGAGGAAGGTGGAGCACTTCGCACTCGTAATATCTTTTCAAATAAGTTTGGTTTGACAATCAAAGGACGATTTGATAAGGAGAAAGGATATATGACCTGGGACAGTCATAACAAATATGAATATAAGTGGGACTATAAAGTTGGTGGTAATCAAGAACTTGGCGCCTGGACCTATGTGATGCCTGGTGTTCTTGTTCAAAACGTTTCTTGGGACTAATCATTATGTCACAACCAAATCCGAATATTGAAATTAAAATTACAGAAATTCCAATCAGTTTGAATGTACACGAAATTGGTGTAATTCTATCTGCGCTTCAGAACCTTGAGAACGCAGATGAACATAGAATTGCAAGAGAATATGGAAGTGTACCAGCACTGTATGACAAACTCTATGGTTACTGGGAGCAGATGGACACTTCAGAAACTGGACTACGGTACGACCTGACGCCCTCCTTCTGACCTATAATAAGAAGGTAATCAAGGGAACGCCTGTGAAACGACCCATCACCTTCACCTCTGGTCAATTGCTGGACATTATCTCTATGCTTGAAGAGAAAGAGGATGCTCTGTATGATGCTGACAACAAGGGTCTTGCTGTTTACTATATGCAGATGGGAGTTCAGTTTCAGAGGATGTATGATCTTCTGCAGGGACTTCCTGGCGAAAAGCGTGTTGCTCAACTGATGGTTTCTGATTCAGAATGAAAACCTCTTTCATCTTTCTTGCCTTTATCGGCATTCTATTGTATAATACTCTCTTGATCAAACGTGATCAAGAACTATTCAAGGCATACGATCGAGTGTGTGCCGAACTTCCTTCACCTCATCCAGACTGCCGATACAAAAAATGAACGATCAAGACATCATACAGTTTCTCAACGCCTTTGATGATTTTATGAAACACGCCGAAGAAGAAATGGATTCTTACTTCAAGTGGCAGGAGGCACGTTCATATACAAATTCTTTTTATGAAGAAAAGGCGGCAGAACTTGAGATTACTGTGGACTACTACATTCAGGAGTTTCTGTGATTGATCAGAAAGGAAAAATCATTCTTGCTCTAATGCAGATTGATAACATTATGAAACTCATCAAGGACAATGAGTATGAGTTTTTTATGTATTCTCATCTCACCTCTGTTGATATTGAACTTAAAAGACAATTGACAAATCTCAATCATTCATCTACAATTAAGGAGTAATTTACACAAGAAAATGAAGTATCTTTACATCGTTGACTACTGGGTTCCGTTTCCTTCTTCCGAATATGGTGGACTGATCAATCTCATTGCCGAATCCGATACACAGGCATTTGAGATTCTATCTGGTGAAGAACAGTTTGATAATCGGTATGTGGATCGCATTATGGAACGAGTGGTGAATGCATCAAAGTTTTCACTTGTTGATGATTATGAATCTGGTATTCTGGAGGCATTTACGACCTGATGAAAGAGTTCCCTCATACTGCACCGAAGGGTTATTCCTATGAGTACGAAGATCTTAAGAAGAATTACACTGCTATTTGGATTCGTAATCACTATAAATTTGTTTACAACGGTGGTGATCCTGTTCGCAGCATTTGGGGATTCTACAATCACAAGACAAGGCAATATCATTCACCCATCAACTCAAAGACAGTCGGTGATCAAGTAAGCATCGAAGATACAACTCCTTATTCTGCGATGATTCTCAAACTCACACCACTTCAGGCGGCATTTGTATGAGTTATACTCCAAAGGTGAATGATTATGTAACCTGGACCAAGGGTGTTGAAGGTTGGGTCTATTTCAAATGTAAGGATTATATTACTATTGAAGACTCAACAACCCCAAAAGATCCAGAGAACCTTGCAGATTGTCCTATACATAAGAAAACGAGAGTGTTAGTCTTATGCTTTCACGAACAATGGAAGGAATTGATCTATGTCAAAACACGAGCATCCAAATACGAAGAATAAAACAATTTGGCGTTGGTGGGCAAAGGCATTAGGTGAGAAGGCATCAAAATGTGATAAAGAGTCTGATAGAATCGCAATCATTCGCACTGTTATATTCATCACTTATCTAATTACTAATTGCTTTATTGTTGCTGGTGTGATTAGACATTGGAATGATGATATTCCTCCTTCTTCTCATACTCCAGGTCTGAATAGAAATTTTGAATATGAATAATCTTATATGGACACAGAAGAACTCTTTAACTAAAGAATTTTGCAATCATCTCATTCAAAAATTTGAGAGTGATGATGAAAAATCTGTTGGCAGAACTGGTGCTGGTATTAATTTAGACATCAAAAAATCGACAGATTTGAAATTAACTGGATTATCCAACTGGGAAGATGAGGATAAAGTTCTATATGATGCTATTGGAGTTGGAATTGATGGATATGAAAAATACTGTTGTTCCTCTTCTGATATAAAGGAGAAAATACGTTTCCGAATGGGTCATATCAATGATACTGGATATCAAATACAAAGAACCTGTCCAGGAGAATATTTTCATTGGCATCATGATTTTAATTTTGATGACAACAGGGCAAGATTACTTACCTTTATTTGGTATTTGAATGATATTCATTATGAGGGTGAGACTGAATTTATTGATGGGACTAAGATTAAACCAGAGACTGGAAAACTTCTTATCTTTCCTGCAACCTGGACTCATTATCATCGGGGAATAAGTCCGAAAAGCGAAGTTAAGTATATTTGTACAGGATGGATCTATAGTAATAGAAACTAAAAATGAATATTAAAAGAAACTGAGATTCTATCCTCTCCACTTTTATTTGTCTTAACATAGTGCCATAAATGTGCTGGCATTAAGTAAAGACGTCCTTCTTCGGCAGGAATATTGAATAATATGTTTTTGTGTATGGCATTCCTATAAAAAGAAGAATAAGCGGCACCATCATTACGAAGTAATTCAAGATTCCCAGCATTCTCTGGCATTAATATGTAATATACGGCAATCAAATCTGCTCTCCCGTGCGTGTGTAAAACATTATAATCGTGAGTCTTATTAATGTTCATCCACCAGTGAGAAGATGGAAAGGGAAGATTTAAATTTCTATCATCAGTATAATTTTTAGCAAAGTGTTCTACTATTTCTTTTAATCGATCAAAGTTTTTAAAATTAGTTTTCTCAAAAAATGTTGGAGATTGATACCCATTAATATTTGAGACTTCTCTTGAAACAAAATTCTTCTGAATTGAATATGCCTCTTCTCTCATCTCATTTAAATTTAATTCTGGTATACAGGATACGATAAAACTAGAAAATAAATGATCATCGCAAAGGACGTTACTATACATAATATTCACTCATAATTTAAATTACTTATAATACCAATACAATCCTCTCCAACTAAAACGACCAGGATTTCTTAAACTCTTAAACAGACCAGTACCCTTACTACCTCCACCTAATTCTCTACAAGCTTCGGCAATACTTTCATATTGAACTTTAACCTCTTCGGTTTTTTTATCAATACCAAATACTGATTTTTTTTTCTTTTTTTCTTCTAATACTTTCCATTTATATCCATAGCATTTATATCCTTTACGAGCAGAAACTAATATATTTGAATTTTTATTTGGATTGCCCGTAAGTTCCTTTGCTGCCATTCTTGCATTTTCCCATTCTTTTATCTCACCTGTTTCTATATTTGTTCCTTGTATTTTTAATCCACTATGTTTACCATTTCCCCTATTTTCCTTTGTTAAACAACCCCAAGGACTAATCTTTGCTTTTTCAGTCAGTGATGTTTTTATTTTAAGAACTTCTTTCTCTGTTCTCTCTCTGTTAGATGCTATTTTGGATAATTTATCTTTTGTTTCCTGATTAAATGATGGTCTTTCTCCACCACTAGTGGCATTATATCCTTCTACGCTTTCAAATGTATTATAATGATTGATCCAATATTCTTCTCTTTGATTTAACAATGATTCATCACATTCATCAATTTCTTTGATTACAAACTTATCCACCCCATATTTGCGGAATGCTCTATGCAATGGTTTTTGTGACATTTTGTTTGATTCTATAATATGTTGTTGCCACCTCTTGTTCATAGACTGGGTGGTTTGACCAACATATTTGTGTCCATTTACTTTGTTTGTAATTAGATAGATAATCCCCTGCGCCATTTTATATAATACATAATGCTTTATTTATATTATACAACGCTGATATTAGTGTATATAACACTTATATGTCTTATGAATGTTATTGATGGATTAATTTAGTAAATGTTAGAAAAATATATGTTTGTTTAATATAATGATATTGTTATATTCGTATGAATGTTATGAGTGCCTCTAAATGCTGATTCTTATTGCAGCCTTTGCCAGCATAGCATAAGGATCGGAGTTTGTCAAGTCCCACCCCCGCCGAAATGCTCCCAGACCCTCACAGGATCCCGACGAGGTTATACGATCTTATAATGTTAGCGTTATAACACATTTCTAGGCGAGAATTACTATATACTATCGTACTTATGCAATCTCGACGAGACCTGAGTGAGATCCTAGACTTGCAATCTCGACGAGAATACGATATAATATCCACAGTTACACAATCTCGACGAGTTATGTACGACGATTACGATCTCGACTATACGTTCAGCAACGATTATAATCTCGACGAGGATTCATATGCCGATCTAGGCACATCAGATCTCGACGAGGATTATGCACGGGGTGGGCAAGATTATCAGGATCTTGCGTATCGCCACTACGCATGATATAATACACCACAACCTACGAGATTCTTATGCCTACCGCACAGAAGCGTATTGTATCCATTACACTAGATATCGAGTGCTATGATGATCTAGACCTAGAGCACCTAGACTGGGCAGATATGCTAGGTCTAGAAGGCGACGAGTCTGTACATTATAAGATCAAAGAACTCGATCCGTTTCATTAATGTGACACTTCTGTAACTGGCACAGGTATTATAATATTATATAATACTAACGTTATATTAATATTACTTTACGGAAGGGACACCGTCCCCTGGTAAATTGCCCTCTGTATACCCTCCGATCCCGCCAAGTGGTCGAAGTACTGTGCCAGTTCTAGAAGCGGCACAGAGAGGCACACAGAGGGCGCTGGCGGTGTTATGTTGGTTTCGTTCCTGAGAGATCCCGATGATTTTCCTCACTCTGCCCCATTACGGTTGTGTATTTACTCTCTCCCAAGAAGATGGGAATGAGTTATACTATGCTCCGATTAATTCAGATGGTAATGTTAACCTTGAGGAATTCGCTCCTGTAGATCTTGATTCTGCAGATATGGATGAAATGGAACTATTTGATATCCGCAACCGCCTAGAGAAAATGTGCCAGATCTGAAACTGGCACAAGGGTGGTTGCGGATCCGCTGCCGCCCTGTTATATTACATTCGTTGCTGAGAAACCCGATGATCATCGACTTCAACGACTGCCTTCGGCGTAACTTTGAGATCTTGCAAGATGTTTGTGCTCACCGTGTTGAAATGGCGAACTTCGTTCTAAACTTCCAGTGTGAAGAA